CCACTGAGCTTGTTGTAGATCAGAGCGCCCACCCGCCCGTTCCCGTCGAGGAACGGATGAATGCGCTGGAACTCCCGATACCACTCAGCCGGTGAGATGTCCGCTTCGACCAACTGCATGAGCAACCGAGGAATGTCTCTCCAATCGGGCGGCACGTCGAAGGTGCCGTGACCGACCGCGATGTTGCGCTTGCGGAAACCATCGTTCTTCTCTGGATCGATGATGTAACCGAGACCCAAGATCAGAGCGAGAGACATCTTCTCAGCAAGGCAAGCGAGGTTCCACGCCTCGATCATGCGCCGGAGCGCATCAGGCGTGTCCGCGTCCTGGCGAACGCATTCGGCCCTGGCCCAATCCTTCACTTTTCTGTAATCCGTGATACTGAGAGTCATTTGATACCTCGATTCATTTGGTCTGCGATTTTGAGTGCCTCGTCCAGAGGCAATTCCTTGGTGACGGGCCGGAGCTTCCCGGTCTCCATGAAGAACGTCACCACCGCCGTCTTGCGCGATGTCCGCACCACAGCGAAGTCGGGATCGTTCGGTTGGAAGGCCTTGGCGTAGAAGTTGTATTTGTGCGTTTCGACTCGGCCCAATCGTTGGCCGGGTTGCGTGTCATACGCCCGCAACGACTCCCGGCGCTCGATCTGTCGCTCCAACTCAGTGATGGTGTCCATGAGCCGTTCCTCTTCGTAAGAGCGATGAAGAAACTTCGGCGAGCCAAAAGCTCCGATGGAATATCCGGCCCGGTGTCCCGGTCTAGGTCTAGTAATCATGGACGCAATTATAGCGTCGTGTAACTCAATTGCAAATCAATGTAGATTCAGTCCCGGTTGATTCTGCGCCACGCACCCATTGGAACGTCCGCTCTGCTCCGCAGGAAGTTGGGAAGGTGAATGGTGGTCTCCCGATAGCGCTCCATCGAAGAGCGAATCGATCCGAAGCCGAGCATCTCAGTGTCATCGATCAGCAAAGCGCGGATGCCATGCACCATCGCGTCCATTCGGTTAGGCGACCAGCGACCCGTTGGCTCCCATGAAGTCATCTCGTCCTCAAGCAAGAGGAACTGAGCGAGATGCCGAACCCGGCCCATCCGATACGCCATCACCACCGGCTCGGCTCGGGCAGCTTTCGATTTGGAAGCGTGCACCGTGACTACCGGTACCGATGGGTCGATCTGATGAATCACCGTCCTGACGAGGTCGCCGCCCATGTTCCCCTCGACCACGACCAGCGCTCCCTTGTGAACTCGGGCGGCATCCACAATGAGCTTGGCCCACTCTTCCGGCTCAAGCCCTGGCTCGGTCAAATCGTCCACCACCCAAGCTCGCCGGTCGTTCCGAACCCGCTCCGGCGACCCGTAGACAACCACGATGCCGGTGGCATCCCCGCCGGAGGTCACGCCGGGATCGACGGCGATGACTTTCAAAAAGCGTGGAATCTCCGGCAAGCCCTCGATGAGAATGTCCTTGTCCCGCCACAGCGCACCCTCGACATGATCGAGAAGCACCCCGAGAAGCTCTTGCTGTTCCAGGGAAGTTCCGCCGTACTGATGGAGAAGCTGCGCGATATATTCCTCGGGCAGATTGGACTTGTTTTCCATCGTTGACCCATTCAAAATCTTCACGTTGTAGCTCGGGTCTTTCGCCTGCGTGACCAACTCCCTGATGAGCGGCACCCTCTTCGGCGTGGTGACGGCCATCACTTGCGGGGTATCGCCAAGCCGACAACCGATCAAGAGGTTGTCCCATGCGTTGGCTCCCGAATCGTCGGGCACCAGCTTCCAAGCGGCAAGCTCATCGACGGCGGCAAAGTGATGAGAGGGGCCACGAAGCTGAGAAGGCGACTCAGCCGAGTAAGTGATTGCCATGCTCCCGTTGGGCCAAACCACCTTCCGAACCGAAGGCATGTATTCGGGTCGTGACTCGGGAGGATGCACTGCCAGGACTCCCGCCTCACCCTGAACCATCGTGTCCCTCACGTCACTCACGGTTCGACCGATCAAGGCGATACGAGTACCGGGCATGGCCTCGGCCTTCTTTTTGACCCACTCCGAGAGCGTCCGTGTTTTTCCAAAACCACGGCCTGAGAGGATCAGTGTGATCCAGGCATCGGAGTGCAGTGCTCGCAGTTGCTTGGGACGGAGCCAGAATTCAGAAGACCATAAAAGGTCATTGGGATTGATCCCATCGGTGAGAGAGCCTTTCTCTTCATCCGAGAGACCGGCGTAGCGTTCAGCTACCGACTGTTCCAGCACCCGGCTCGACATCTACGCCCTCGACTTCGATGACTTCGACTTCTACGGTTTCGATCTTGGTAGACATGGTCTCCAAGCGCTCCCGCAAGATAGCCCCGGCATCGACCTCAGCCGAGATACGGACGTTCACATTGACATCGGCGGTGAGACCAGCACGGTCGAGAAGTTCCTTAGCCGCTTGAACACGGGCCATCTCCGACCGGCCATTCTCAGCCACGTCCAGAAGCGCATCCACCGCCTTCTGAGAACCCTCGACAATGTTGGCGTAGGCACTGAGCAAGATGTTACGCCGAACCTCGGGGTCGATAAGAGCGCCACCGTGCTTGGTGCATCGGTCAACACCGGGCACAACCTCCCGGCCACACATGCGCCCCGAACGGAATCGGAAGACGCAATTGGGTTGCAGCTTGATAATCGCCGCCTCGGGCGAAGGCTTGTCCAGGCCGAGCGCGTGCTTGGTCGATTTGTGGGCCGCGGCATCGGTCTTCCACTCAGCCTCGGCTCGGAGGTACAGATCGAGATGCTCGTCGGGGATGAGAGCGACGTACGTTTTGAAATCGTATTTGTCCGGCGCATCCTCGATGAGCTTGATGATTGGCTCGTACTCGCCCTGGCCCTCAACCCACTTTTTGAAAGTGGGTGGTTCCCGAAGCGCAGTGTCAACTGCGGTCATGGGTTGGAGATTACGACGATCTGCTTGGCAGAATCAGAGAACTCGCTCTTGAGATTGGTTTTCAAAAGCTCAATCTGAGGATCATCGGTAGGCAGCTTGGAGGCGAACTTGGCTCCCCGAAGCTCGGCCCCGACTTCGATCAACGCCTGCTCCAAGGTGTTCCAATCCAGCGAGTCGTAGAAGTTGGCCGCAGCCGCCAACCCTGCCGGAGCTTCACCAGGCACGCCGGTCACTTCGGGCAGGATGCCAGTCGGCGGCGGGAACTCGGGAAACTCGGCTATCGGGGGAAGCGCCTCGGGAAGTTGGGTCAGCCCAATGATGCTCTCGATGCTGTGCCGCCTGGTGCGGGACTTGCTGAGGAATTCCAGCAAGAGCGCCTCATCGTGAATCACCGCCCTACCGTCAACTTGGCTGTAGATCAGCCTCGGGATTCCGACCTTCCTCACGTCGTCCCACTGCTCGGTGTTCCAGAGATACAACTCATCGAGAGCGTTCATCTTGGCAAGGTCGAAGAACGTGTCAGTCACGTCGGCGTGCGCTCGTCTGATGTAGTCCTCGGGCACGTACCGACCCGTCTGCTCGCCCCGAGCATTGGAAAGCATCACCGCCATGTCGGTCGGCAAGGTGGCGTAGTTGGCGACGGTGCGCTGACCCCGGCTCTTGGCCGTCCGCAAGCGATTCATCACTTCATGGGCACCCTTGTCACCGACTCCATCGAGAACAACATGCTTGTCCTCGGGAGCCTCCCGAATCATCCGGCTTGAAATCTCCGATGACTCTTTGTGAACGAAGGTCGAAGCCGAGCGAATGTCGGCCTCTTTCAGACCGACGTACTCGGGGAGGAACTCTTTGATGTCATCGGCATTGATCTGAATGGCATTCTCACCAAGCGGGACATCGACCGTGTCGGCCAGCAACATCGTGCTCTTCCCCGACGACGGCCCACCGCCCATCATGTAGAACTTGGCCGATCCCTGCGCCGGGAGTGCCCGGTCGAAAGCATCCTGAACAATGCGGTCGTGAAGCTCTTTCCGCTCCGGTGCCCAATCGGTGCGCTCGTAGCCTTCCTTGAAAGCATCGTCGGTGCCGGAGAACCAGCGGGGGTTCGCGAAACCGAATCGTGAGGACTCAAACCGAGCGATGGTCTCTTCGACCAGGGCCGGATCAGCCGCCTCGTAGACAACTCCATCACCGACGTTGACCAATTGCTGTGCGTTGGCCTGGCGAAGCTGGAAGATGCGCTCACCCGACTCGCCGGTGAACATCTCGCCAGGCTCGGGCGGATAGAGCAGGGTGGCGGTGTTGGCATCAAGGTCAACGTCGTCCACGACCATGTACCGGAACTGCCCCGGTCGGCTCTTCGACTCGACCACCACGACATCGCCAATGGGAATCTCTTCGGCATTGAAAAAGGGAACCCCAACACCAATCGACTCGTCGCCGATCAGCGAAGGTCGGACTTCCCGATACGGTCGGGTTCGATCAATTGGCCCCTCGACAAACTGCGATACCGGAAGCTCACGCATGTCCCTAGTGGGAATGTTGGGTGCCCGCATCGAGCGCTCCCGGCCAGGAAGCTCGGCCTTGGCGAAGTCAGGCACGGCATCTCGGGAATCCATCTCCCACCGGCGGTCGGGGAAACGGAGACTCTCGACTTCGATCTTGTTCCGCCCGGTGATGTCCGTGACCCGAACTCGTTCCTTGCCCCGCCCCGTTCTCGACGGAACATGAAGCACGTCATTGACCTCGACCCACCGACCGATGCTGTCTCGCGGTTGCCACGTCCAGGGAGCAACCCGCATCAGATGGCGCAGGGTGTTCCGCATCGAGGCAGCGGTGATGGCGGCGCTGGCGGCGAAAGCCATTTCCAAATCCGCTGGTTCAAAAGCCCGAGCGATGTCCTCGTCGGTCACCCCGGCGTTAGGCACTGCCCACAAGAAACACCGGCAGTTGATTCGCTCATCAAGCGGGGCACTCGGGTCGCCGGGATAGGAAAGGCCCGGCTTGAAAGAGTCACCAACCGAGGCTGTCTGCCCATGCAGCAAGCGATGAGATTCGCGAACTTTGGCATCCCCACGAGTGAGCCACATCTTTTTGAAATTGGCCCCCTCGGGATCGAGAGTCCGTAAAACCTCAAGCGTGGTGCGTGATCCTGCGCCGGTGGCGAGCGTGGCCGCAGCCGCATCCACGAATTTTGAAATCTCGACCTCGGTGGCTTCGGGATGATTCTCGCGAAATTGAGAAACGGCCTCAGCCGCAGTGTCGGCGAAGGGCTTGGCCGCTGATCGGTAGTTCAGACCCCGAGCCATCACCCCAAACACCGAGGTAGCAGAAGCAGCCAGAGCTTGAGCAAAGAGTCGGCTCCGACGATCTTGCTGCTCGTCGTTGGTCGCCATATATGCCAGCAAGAGAGCGGCGGCGTAGGGATAGAGGTTCTGCGGGATTTGCTCGGCCTGCTCTTGTGTCACCGGCTCTGTGGTCGGACTGGCGGTCATTGCCCTTGCCTCCGCGCTTCGTAAACGATGATGCCCGCTAGGGCGGCGGTTATGACCAACCCCGCGATGGCGAAGACACTAGCGAAGACTGTGTTGGTCTCGGTGGTGAAGAGGATGGTCGAGAGCAGAAGCAAGAGAGCGGCGAGTCCCGCCAGTGCCGCTTGCGCCGTTCTCACGTTCCTACGGGTGCCTCAGCCTCAAGCTCTTCGATCATGTCGAGAATCTCGGTAGCGATACGACGGGCCTCATCCGGCCCACCCTTGAAACCGTTCTCCATGAAAATGTCATGGATTCGGACGATCTTGATTTCGGCCAAATCACGTTCCAGGCTCATCTTGTTCCAAGTCCTCTAAAGCAGCCAGCACCCTAGCCACGATTGCCTGCGTCTGAGGCTGGTGAAACATGTGAGTTTGCGACACCCGAGATATGTGCATCAACTCATCCATGTCGCAATCGACAGCGAATGAAATATCCCAACCACCATCGATGGTTCGCCAAATTTGAATCGATTCGACCCGCCCCATCCGTGAGAGGGAGCAATTGACGTACACCTACCGCCGCCACTCATCGGGGATTTCAGCCGGGAGAATCCCCATCTCGACCAAATGAGGATCAGGCTGCGCCCCATCGCAGAACCAGCGAGCACAGAATTGGTACGGAGACCGATACCCGTTGATCGACTCGATGTATTTGTGCCCTTTCAAAACGCACTTGCGTCTGATCTTCATGGCCGGGCCTCAGTCAAAGCGTCGGGGTGCATTCGCTCCATGTGTCTTTTCACTTGGGCGAAATTGCGATGGCACTCGGGGCAGACCCCGGCAGCGGCTCGTTCCTTAGCTCGGGTGAGATGGCCCTTGGTCGCCCGGTGAGAAGCACGCTCGGATCGAGCATCTTCCTGGGCCGAGGCCAACTGCCGTTCTAAATCGTCGGCCCGGCGCTTTTGAATCTGGACATCAGATAGCCCTTTCGGGAAATACTGCGCGTGTCCGAACGGGCAGTAGAAGGTCTCACCACTGACATTGAGCACGTCAGACAAGGGTGATGGAATGGCAAAGTTGACGGCGCACTCGGCACAACGAACGGATACATCAGCTTGTCCGAGTCTGGCCGCATTCTGTCTGGCAGTCTGAGTCATGGACTCAGCGTAGCTACTCGACTAGCTCGTAGGTGGCGTCGAAGATGTCCGGCTTCACCGGATAGAACTCGCCCTGGACTCCCTTGATGATCCAGTCGCCCCGGTTCGCCGCCATCGACCCTTCCAGGGTCTCGATAATGAGGGCGGTGATTTCTCCCGAGTCATAAATCTCATCGGGGTCACAGCCCAATTCCCGCACCCGAGCCACGCTCTCGTTGTCTACGAAATGCGCCGCCTCGACCTCAACCGGTCGCTTCCGAACTCGCACCATCTCTGTCTCCCTCTGCCGGAAGCAACACCCTATACGCATCCGTAAACGGACGCTCGATCAACTTCAAGCGAGCATCACGGACGACTACGGATATTGTCCCACCGTCCCACAGAACGTTGTACCAAACGATGGTTCTCGGGCCATCGACACTCGTTTTAAACACCCCGGTAATTGTGGCGGAACCATGCCACTCACCATCGATGATCTTTTTTATCTGAACCCGGTCGCCGATCTGGAACCGCACTCGACTACTCAGTGGAACCACCCAAGCAGGAGGATGGTGTTGGTGAGAATCGCCTGTAGCTGGTCGTCAATTCCAAAACGCTCTTGATTGATTTCAAGACTGCGCTGAATATCACCGTCTTCGTGACGCTCGGTCGCAGCTTTCCAGTCAGCCAGCATCTCGATCAAATCGATCAGAGTCATACCCGAGATGCCTTCCCGGTAGTGCTCGGGGTGATGCCGATTGTTGGCGTAGTGAACTTTCAAGCCTTCCTGCATCTCGGCCAAGAAGCCCTTGTATTCATCCGAGCCATAAGTCGAGTGCTTGAGCTTGGGAGTGAACTCATTGAACATCTCAAGCTCAGGTGACTTGGTTTTTGAAAGATCGTGATTCACTGCTCGATGCGCCAGCGCATCAAGCACACTCACTAGCAATTCCCCAACCCGCCGGGAATGAAGCAAGGTGTCAGCGGTCGAGTCGTAAGTCATTCCTCATACCCCAATCCAAGAATCTCGCTGGTGCTCGGTGTGTATTCCTCGCAGTCGCCGCCGTAGTGCTTGCAGCCACAATCCGATGTCGGATGCTCCCGGCTGATCGACCGCTCGTCCACGATCATGCTCTGCGGCTCAATGCCCTCAACTTCATGTTTGGGCTTGACCACGAAAGTTCCATCGCCCCGATAGGTCTCGGAGGCATCCACTACCTCAATCCACATGTCTCATTCTTCCTCTAGGTCTTCGTCTTCGGTCATTATCGTCATGGCATCTCGGATTGTTCCCGCGCCATCTTTGATCGTGACTCCAAGCGGGCCACTGCATCGGCGGGTGATGATACGCCCATCGTCGGCAGTGTCGAAGAATCGATGGAACCCGGTCTCACCATGAGGACATTTCTTCGCATGGAATTCTTCCTCAAAATAATCGTCTTCGTTTTCCATATCGTCAATGCGAGTCGTTTCCAAAACCCGGCTAAGGCTCTTAGCCGCCTTTGACATGGACGTTGCAGCCTCGTGAAATTCCAAGAACGCCTTGGCCGCAGCGACAATCTCCGGTGCTTGGCGAGTGAGATAGCCCTTTTCAACTGCACTTATTGCTTTGGAAAGCTCGACTAGGTCAACACCGTAGGGCTTGTCGGGGTCGGGGTCAGGATCAGATTTCCAAGGCTCCCAACCCGCAGGCGGCTTCCAACCCGCAGGCGCGGTCGGGAGAAAGATTCGGCAATCGCATTTCCGCTCGTAAGGCTCAACAATGTATTGGCATGGCCCTCCGACGTGGAAGCTGTCAGCGTGCTCACACCGGGTGCAGATCATCGGAGTTCTAGCTATGGCATGAGTGTGCGAAGCATGGGCGGAAGCAGCCATCATCTCCGTTGCCGTACCCGTTCGGAGCGCGAGAGGCCCGAGATAACGAACACACCGGCACTCGGCACGCGTGCAACCGCTGTAGGTACCACGGTCGTAGTCGTAGTGGTGGGCACCCTTGGGATGCCCACAATCCTCGATCCCACATTTAGTAGCAGCGGCTACGTCGCTTCTCACTCTTCCTCAAAGCCCTCCGCTTCGTCAGCAACGGCAAGGAAGCCCCACAGGAAACCCATTGCCGTGTCCTTGAACCGAATCGAATGAGAATCCAGTTCGACCAGGCTCATATCGAATCCAAGGTCGTGCAAAAGCTCGGTGAAAGACCCGAGCGCGGACGGCGACATTCCCTTGAACGGGTCTACCGTGCCCCAACTGTGCGGAGTCTCATCACCGTCGTCTTGGAAGTCGTGCTCATGTGCGTAGTCGTTCTCGTCGTCAGTGCCCTCTTCGCCAATGTCGCGGGCGAGGCTGCTCAAAGCGTTTTTCATTTCTTCGGCGGCTGAAAGCTCTTTCACCCTGACAGTCTCGATAGGTCTGATTGTTAATCGTCGTTTCATACAATCCCCCGCTGGTCTCGTTTGGCCTTCGACTTGGAATGGGTGAGAGCCAAGTGCCAATAATGAGTCGTGTTGTGAGTCTGGCCGTACCACGTCCAGCGGACGTACCACCGGCCCATCCTGAGTCGGAATTTCCGCCTCACCCGATAACCCGCAGTCTTTCCCGAAGTCGCTTTTCGATTTCGTCAGCACTCGACCAACCACTACCGAAGCGGGAGTAGAGCCGCTGCCACGGCTCGTAAGCAGTGCCGAGCAAGCCATCCGAACCCATCCCGAGAGACACCGGGACAGCAAGTCCTTGGATCAACTCAGCGATGTCTCTGATCGTGTCGTCACTCATTCTGAGACCTCGATCAGCTTCATGTATTGCAGGCTCCAAACCACGTAACCGAGCACGTCGTCCCAAAGCTCGTTGGGCATATCCCGAATCAACTCCCAATACTCGTGAGCCTTCTCGTGGTCACTCCCCTTGCGGAAGGCGACATGAATCCCCTCCCCGAGAACCGACTTCCAGTCGTCCGCGCTGAGAGCCTCGATTGTCTTTTCATTGTCTGTCATTTGGTACCTCGTCTGTGTCTAGATGCGGGTGCGAAGCCGCGGGTGTTTACGCATGAGTTTGTTCTGCGCCTCGATTGCCTCTTCGGTTGGTTCTTCGATGTCGGCCTGGCCGTGGTCTGCCGCCGCATTGCCGCTTTCAAAAAGCTCGACACCCGAGGCATTCCGGTGAACCGGTATCTGCTTGGGGTCTGCCGGTTTGATCCGCAACGCCAGTAGCTCGTTCTCGTGACCCCGGTTCATGTGCACCGCAACCCATCCGTGGCAGAGCGCCTCGGGAGATGCGTGGCAAGCGAACGGAGCGAAAGGCTGACCGCCGGTTGGGTGGTCGTAGTCCCGCAGCTTCTCGTATTCGTGAGCGCCCCACACACCGGAAGGAACGTCCATCCGATACGGGCAGCTTTCACAAGGCGAAGGTCGTACTTTCTCAGACATCGATTTTCGCCATTAGATAATCGCCCCGAACTCGGTCGTATATCACCTTGCCGTCAACCACGAAATGCACCACTACATCATCGTGTCTTTCAGCCTCATCAGCACTGACCACATAACACACGACCATCTGGCACCGCTCTGAGTCCAGACTTCCTTCCAGCATGGCGATGTAATTCTTCTCGCAGGATTTGAACCCCTCAAGGTTGGTGCGGTACCCCAATCGTCCTACAGACTTGTGATAGTCACACCACCAAAGTTTCTTAGCGGTCATGGGGTGGGTACCTCTGCTCGTCGGAAGCCTTGCCGGTGGTATCGCCGGGGCGCACATGCGGCGGAATTTTGTCGGTGGTCAACTCGATGTTTTCGTTCTGAAAATCGCCTGCGCCCCGAACCATGCTCACTCCGGTCACGGTCATATTGACCCTGAACCGCAACTTCGGTTCCTCGGCCTGGACGGTGAGCACGTCACCATCAACGATGCCCAAGCCATGCTCTTGCTTGCACGCGATCTTGACTGCATCAGCCTCGTTGTCAGCATCAACGCAAGCCATCTTGGAGCCGGTCGGCCCCCACACTTTGAATTTCTTTTTCATATCATGTCCCTGTCTCAATCCCCACCAGCGCTCGGAGCACTTCCCCGAATCGATCCTCGGTGAGCAACCTCCGATCTTTCAGTTTCCCGCACTTGCACGAGAACTTGATACTGATTCCGTAGCGCTGACCATCACCATCATCAAAGGTGCCGGTGAATTGCCGCCACTGCTCTTCCTGAATGTCACTCCATTGAGAAACCTCGCATCCGTCCTCGCCCCGGCGCGTGTCACCGCGCAAGTGGTAGGTGGCATCGAAGTCGTACGGCCCGCCGTAATAGTTGCCCCAATCAAACTCCGAGGAAGGTGGATTGGTAACCATGCCTCGCTCAATGACGTACTGAGCGACGGCGTTTTTGAATTCGTCCTGCCAACTCACTCTTCCTCTTCCCCTCCGGTGTTGAACGGCACTATCAGAACCGGCTTCATCTCTTCGGTGCATCCAGGCTCACACTCAATGAGATTGGCGTGAATTTCACACCAATACATACCGATCACGTCGGGTTCTTCTCCCAACCAGGCCAGGACATCTTCCATCGTCGGCTGTGCGTGCCCGTATCCGATGTTGTCGTTCTGATCGCGCAGGACAACCTCTAGCTCGCCGTGATGTAGCTCG